ATGGAAAAATTAAGTGATCTTTTAGAAATGGCAAAAGTTTCAGACATCATTGCAACAAAAAAAGAAAAAGAAGATAACAAAATCGTTTGGGCGTTAGCGATCATCGGAGCGATCGCAGCAGTTGCAGGAATCGCATTTGCGGTATATAAATATCTGACACCAGATTATATGGATGATTTTGATGAAGACTTTGATGATGATTTTGACGATGATTTCTTCGATGAAGAAGATGATACGGATGTGAAAGAAGAAGACATCGAGGAAGTGGAATAAGAAAGCTTCATATAGGAAACTGAAACGAAGAAAGAACACCTGTTTTTGGTGTTCTTTTTTTGATACAATTAGTAGCTTTTTCCTATGATTTTGTTAGAAGGTCTAAGAAAAATAAAAAAGGATAATGAAAAAATATAAGATCAGAAACCGCATAAACAGGGGATTTGCGACAAAGTGTTCAAGAAAAATAAAAAAAGTTGAAAAAAGTTGTTGACATTTAAAGGACGATTCTATATAATAAATCTTGCTGTTGAGGAAATAGAGAAACAGCAAAGCACTTACGGGGTGTGGCTCAGCTTGGCTAGAGCGCTTGATTTGGGATCAAGAGGTCGCAGGTTCGAATCCTGTCACCCCGACTGTAAGCGGGTGTAGTTCAATGGTAGAACTCCAGCCTTCCAAGCTGATCACGTGGGTTCGATTCCCATCACCCGCTTTCATGAGTCTGTAGCTCAGTTGGATAGAGCAACGGCCTTCTAAGCCGTGGGTCGGGGGTTCGAATCCCTTCAGGCTCGTTTTTTATATATGGTGGGTATAGCGCAGTTGGTTAGCGCGCCAGATTGTGGCTCTGGAGGCCGTGGGTTCGAATCCCATTACCCACCCTATTATTTTGCCTAATAGATGTGTGGTGAAGTAATTTAATTATATAAGGGTGTGTAGCTCAGGTGGTAGAGCACTTGACTTTTAATCAAGTTGTCCGGGGTTCGAATCCCCGCACGCTCACTATGCGGATGTGGCGGAATTGGCAGACGCGCTAGATTTAGGTTCTAGTGTCTACGACGTGCAGGTTCAACTCCTGTCATCCGCAGTTCTTTTAAGGATTGACAAGCATAACAAGATATGATAGAATATTTTTGTTATGAGTTACAAAATCATATAACACTTACGGGGTGTGGCTCAGCTTGGCTAGAGCGCTTGATTTGGGATCAAGAGGTCGCAGGTTCGAATCCTGTCACCCCGACTATAAGCGGGTGTAGTTCAATGGTAGAACTCCAGCCTTCCAAGCTGATCACGTGGGTTCGATTCCCATCACCCGCTTTTTAATTTTATAGGTAACCTATAAGATTTGAGTCTGTAGCTCAGTTGGATAGAGCAACGGCCTTCTAAGCCGTGGGTCGGGGGTTCGAATCCCTTCAGGCTCGTTTTTCTATATCTGTATATATTATATAGAAGTAACACATATGGTGGGTATAGCGCAGCTGGTTAGCGCGCCAGATTGTGGCTCTGGAGGCCGTGGGTTCGAATCCCATTACCCACCCTGATCATTAATTTTTAATGATGATGGGCTATCGCCAAGTGGTAAGGCACAGCACTTTGACTGCTGCATTCGCTGGTTCGAGTCCAGCTAGCCCAGTTCTTGATAATTTTATAAGGGTGTGTAGCTCAGGTGGTAGAGCACTTGACTTTTAATCAAGTTGTCCGGGGTTCGAATCCCCGCACGCTCATTGTTGTAAGAGATATGATTTTAGAGAGATCTAGGATCATGTCTCTTTTTTGATGTATGGAAATATGCTATCATTAAATTAACAAAGCAAAGAAGAAATATTATGTACGCATTCGTACCTATAAGAAAGTTGGATTCAAAAATGTCTATTCAAAATGGCTGAATGTAAAATCGGCAAAAACAAAGTAAGAACCAGTACTAAAAACACAAAAATGGCTGTATCTGTGGGAATTAAGCAGACACAGCTGTTTTTGTATAAAAATACTTGACAGGAAAATAAATACTTGATATACTATTCAAGCAGTCGACAAGAAAACAAGTGCTTGTTGTTTTGCAATATGCGGATGTGGCGGAATTGGCAGACGCGCTAGATTTAGGTTCTAGTGTCTACGACGTGCAGGTTCAACTCCTGTCATCCGCAGTATTTTTTTGTCTAACAAAGAAAATTAAAATAAAATGAAAAAAGTTCTTGACAATCATAACAGAATGTAGTAAAATATATTTTGTTGTGAGCGACAAAAACACATAACACTTACGGGGTGTGGCTCAGCTTGGCTAGAGCGCTTGATTTGGGATCAAGAGGTCGCAGGTTCGAATCCTGTCACCCCGATTGTAAGCGGGTGTAGTTCAATGGTAGAACTCCAGCCTTCCAAGCTGATCACGTGGGTTCGATTCCCATCACCCGCTTTTTAATTTTATAGAAATCCTATAAAGTTTGAGTCTGTAGCTCAGTTGGATAGAGCAACGGCCTTCTAAGCCGTGGGTCGGGGGTTCGAATCCCTTCAGGCTCGTTTTTCTATGTTTAAACATATTTTGATAGATAGAAGCAATACATTACGGTGGGTATAGCGCAGCTGGTTAGCGCGCCAGATTGTGGCTCTGGAGGCCGTGGGTTCGAATCCCATTACCCACCCTGTTATTTTGCTTATTTTAGCTAAAAGACAATGATATATGGGTGTGTAGCTCAGGTGGTAGAGCACTTGACTTTTAATCAAGTTGTCCGGGGTTCGAATCCCCGCACGCTCACTATAAAAAAGCACGGTTGCCAAATGGCTAAATACCGTGCTTTTCTTGTATTTATGCGGTTTTTAAGGATATGACTTATCTAAAAATCATACCCTTAAAAGTAGCCGAAAGTAACTTGAAGTTTAGGGAAGTATTTGTTCCATAGCTGTTCCATGTTCCATTTTTGTTCCAGAAACATTCTTGAAAAGCCATGATAATAAATCTCTGAGTTGTTCCATTTTTTGTTCCACTGGTTGTTCCATTCTTTGTTCCAAATCTACGAAACTTAATGCATTATTTACAGCAGACACTTTATCTTCTTTTTCCATCATGATATGGTTGTATACTTTCATTACAACTTCTTCTGAATCTCCAACTAATTTAGCAACCATCTTGATACTGATAAGTGGAATCTGGTAGCATAAACAAGAACAATAATTATGTCTGAAAACATGGCTTGTCAATCCCTCAATGATACTAGGGCTGACTGCCTGCATAGCTTTTAATATTCTGTCAAACATTCTTCGAAAACCAGATTTTGTCATAGGTTTGTAGTTTTGGTTTACAAAAAGATATTTTCTTTTGTCTTTCCTCAGCATAGATATATAGTTGGCTATATAATCAAATACACTGTTAGGAATTGGAAGTATTCTTTCTCCGTTAGTTATATTTTTTACCGTTTTTACAAAAGGAATATTATCTGATATGTCGTGAGATTTAGTGATAGATACTGTATGTGCTTCTAGGTCGAAGTCACTTTCTGTTAGTGCTAGAGCTTCTCCACGCCTTAATCCACAGCCGTAAAGGATGTAGGCATACAATTTGTCCATTGGTTTAAAATCTGCCGTAAAAACGGCTCTCTGTTCGTCTGGTGTCAAAGCACGTTGTTCTTCTGCTTTATATTTGATTCCCTCAAAATCGTCAAAAATGTCTGCGAATGTTTGAGCAGAGAAAATACGATCACGCACAGCACTACGTAATATTTGCTTGAATGTCATAGCAATCTGCTGTTGCGTTCGTGGATGTCCTGCGGCATGGTTTAATAGCAATTGGAAATGTTTTCGCTCAATGTCTTGTAATTTGGTACAAGCTATCGGGATAAAATGTACGTTAATAACATTTTCATACATTTTGTTTGTGTTATTAGCACGACTAAATTCTTTGTACAAACGTCTCCATTGTACAGCATATTGAATAAACAATATGTCCGTTTCCATGATTCCACGACGTTCATCCCTTAATCGCTCAAATTCTTTTACCCTTTTTTCGAGGTCCTTAGAACTTTTTGGAGATCGCAGGTGCTTATATCTCTTTTTACCATTATCTTTGTATGTACCATCCCACACGTTGGTAGAATAGTAACCGTCTTTGCCTTTTTTAAATTTAGCTGTTGCCATTGTATCACTCCTTAGTTATAAATTAGTTAAAAATGGGTACAAAAATAACAGCCATGCAAGAGTGGTTTTTAAAAAGATTGAAAAATAACATAGATGTGTTACAATATAAATGAACTTTCTATAATTTAATATTTTATAATCCAACGATGTTATGGAAAAAGGAGTTACCGATTCTTATTAGTCTTCACGGTGGCTCTTTTTTTATACCCTTGCGTGACCGCACTGTTAATGATACAATAATAGTTGGTTAAGATTCATTAAATCAAAAACAGTGTTTTTGGAGACTGTACCACATTCGGGCGTGGTACGGTCTTTTTTTATTGTTATTTAACTTCCCAAGATTTACCGCAGTCTTGGCAAATTGCCATTTGTTTACTGTTAATATCTGTCTTAGATGATTTCTTTTCTTTGTATTTAGACTTTTTAGGTGTTAATGCCCACAGACCGCCAGTCGCTGCGATCATACCTGCACGTCCCAGACTGTTACCTGCACGAGTCACAACACTCTTTTTACGGACCTCAGATTTTCCCTTTGTTTTAGCTGAGTCCTGCACAAACTCATATCCTATATTCAAGCTGTGACACTTAGGACAGTATGGTGCATCCAGATAAAAAATCTTATAAAAATCTTCGGCTTTTTTGCAGTCTACCTTTTTCAAAATCTCATAGTAAGCATCCCTAGACCTGTCTTTATCCGCTTTGATTTTGCTTGCATTAAAGCCAAAATTACCGTTAAATTTACGCATTTCATAATCATAAGTTAACTGATTAATAGCATCATTTGTATAATCCAGTTTGACAATAATATCTTCTTTTGGATTCTCTTCTGCCTTATCAAAACGGCATAAATAGAAGCTGTCTTTTGCTACATAAAGTATATGTGTTAATGTAGAAAGAAAACCACTATCTGTATATTTACCTGCTGTGATAATTAAATTACTAGGTTCATTAACAATGCCTTTTTCTATAGCAATCTCAATCGTTTTTTCATCAATTTCATACTGCGGAACTTCATTATCAGCAGTAGAAACAGTAGCTAATTCTTTTAAGATTTCCTCTGTTGGGCATCCACAATTTGGACAAGCAGAAGCTTTTTCAGAGAACTCTTTCCCACATTCAGTACAAGTTATTAATGCCATGTAACATCCCTCCTCTTATAATGTATAACAAGCAACGTGACAGCCACAATAGCAGGCAAATCGCAGGCTAGAACCCACGGTTTTATGCGGCTTGTAGGACTTTTTGCATAGTAGTATCACAGGCAAATCGCAGGCAAATATCAATCAACCATGCATTTTCTTTTTTAAAAGTCCAAGAAACCACGGTTTTATGCGGTTTTCAGCACCGTGCAAAAAGTTTTTGAAATTTGTGATTGACAAATCAACGTTTTTAGTGTATTTTTATTTTCTTTTATTTATATAAATATATAGTATCTAAAGACTATAGTTATATATAACCTATATAGTATTATAATAATTAATATTTATATTTAATTAAAAAGAAAAAATAAAACAAAAAAGAAAAAAATTAAAGTCTTTTGAAGCTGACTAATCTTTCAGCATATCCGGTTAACGATGATAATTGATCGAGCGTATATCCCGGATGTTCGATAATCGTTTCATCTGGTATCAAAAGCTCCGCTGCGAATGTGTGAGCTTCAATTTCAGTTTTGTTTGATTGAAACTGTTTACCATAACTGAAAAAATAATAATCTTCATTGTGCATAATACTATGTGCCAATTCATGAGCGACAACAGTATCTCTTAGCTTATCATCCTCGATTCTATCGTTGATATAAATAAATTTCTTATCCCATATTTTCATATAGCATCCTTGCAGTTCTCCTAAGTCTCCATACTGGATTGTTACGTCAAGGTAACTAGCAAGTAAATATGGATTTCTCGTACCGTATGTTTCAATCAAATCATTTACTGTATTTTTGATTTGATTTTTTCTCATACATAACCCTCCTGTTTATTTTTTTAGCATTGCAAGTGAAATCTCAATCTGTTTTAGCAATAAATCTATCGTATCATCATTGACAGGTTTACCGTCATAACGAACAGGTTTCATTGAGTCGCTTCTTAAAAGTTCTTCAAGCTCCCTGTATTTTTGTTTGAGATCGTCAGTGTTATCTTTCCCTTTTTGTTCATCCTCCTTTCCTGTCATTATGAAATCTAATGACACATTAAAATAATCAGCTATCTTTTTTAATTTCTCAGCATTTGGTTTAGAAGTGCCAAGTTTACTTAGATAACCTTTTCCAAAACCTAAGTCTCCCTCAACTTTGTTCATAGATACATGATTGAGTTTGCATAGGTGTCGGATGCGTTCTTTCATGTCCATATTTTGCTCCTTTCACAAAATTCTGAAAAAATCGCAAAAAACTATTGACAAACTGAAAAAATCGCATATAATTAAGATATAGCTTCTGAAAAAATCGCAAAATAATAGCGAGGCAGTTTGCTTGAATAGTTTTTTAATTTTTTGTGGTAATTAGATTATAGAATATATTCAGAACTAAGTCAATATTATTTTGTGATATTTTCAGAATAATAAATAGAAGAAAGGAGTAAAAAATGTTAATTGGCACGAAAGTAAAGGAAATTGCTAAGAAAAAAGGAATTTCACTTAATCAGCTAGAAAAAGATACAAAAATTGCCACAGGCAGTATTTCAAAATGGGACAAGATTAGTCCATCGTTTGAAAAAGTGTGTAACGTAGCAAAGGCATTAGATATTAACGTGGATGAGCTGATAGGAGATGAGAATAAGCAGTGAAGAAAAGATATTCTCATAAAAAAATGAGAGCATGGTCAGAGTATCCATTGATTACAAGAATATCTTTTGTGTTTTCTTGTACAGCGTTGGTACTTGCGATTGTGAGATTACTACTTAAATAGACTAACGATAAGAGCTATCAAAGCAATTAAGACAGATAGCAACTCTAACCAATGTTTAGAAAACCAATTAAATTTTTGTTGATATTTCCTTTTGTTGTCAGTGGAAATGACTGAATTAATAGCATCTTGAACCTTTTGATTTTTGGAATAGTCAGAAGATTTCATTTTATCAATGGTTTCTTCATCGGGTTTATCAAGATGTGGTAAAGGATTTTTAGACATAGTACACCTCCTAAATAAATTATAGCACAGAAAGGAGTAGAGAGATGTATATAGAGCCATATTACCTTGGCTTGTTTGTAGGAGCTTTTGGAACTGTTGCAGCAGAAATTGCAATTGTACTGATTAGCAACTACAGAGACAAGAAACGCAAACAGAAGATGCAGGAGAGATTCAAGGAAGAAGAGTAAGAAAGGAGCGAGTATGAAATACGATAAGCCAATCATGAGAATGTCAGAACTCGTCAAGATGGGATTTCCAAGGTCATTCCTTGATGAAGCCTATCGAGAAAGAGGACAGGACTTTGCACAAAAAGGTCCTAAGTCCAATTCTCCCGTATTTTTCGATACAGAAAGATTTGAAAAATGGAGATTAAGGAAACTAGCAAATGAAAACCAATCAATGCAGAGAGGAGGATTCTAAATGAAAATGGGAGCATTCATGATGGGGTGTGGACTGTTAGTCTGCGGATTAGATTTAATGCCATTCTGGTTTATGGGTACTTGCGTAGCCGCAGGACTGGCATTAATCGCACAAGAGCGTGATGGATGGAAATGAAAAAAAGCACCCAGACGTGCAGGTCTAAAGTGCTTAACAAAAAATGCATAACAACAGTATAGCAAGAAAAGGAGATTATGACAATGATTATTACAAAAAAAGAGTTCAAAGATGCAGTTAAGAAAGTAATTATTGAAGCAGTGAAAGAAACTAGAAACCCAAACTTTACAGAAGAGGAAAATAAGGTAGCAGATAAAAAAATTGCAACAGGCATGACAGAGTTTTATAGCAAACTTATTGTAAAACTTTACGGACAAGATAATGAAGAATGGATATACAACAAAGAAGAAGCATTTGATAACGCAAATACAATCTTAAATGAAAGAATGGCGAATAACGATGCTATTGAAACCATTTTTGAAAATTTAGCATATACAGCAAGTGTGCTTAGACTTTTTGCAATGCTTAAAGAAAATGAGCAGGAAGAAACAGTACCAAAAGAATTTGATGTAGAAGAGATTCTTAAAGAAGCAAAGGAGCGTGAGTAGTCATGATTGTGACAGGCTATACAGACGAAAATGGGACAGTAATCCCAGAAGAAGATGCAACAGAATATATCTGGAAGCAGGCAAGAAACAACGAAGAGGATAAAACATGGCTATTAGAGTATATGTGGGACGTGTTTACAGGAAATCCAAAATTCAAAAAGGAATTAGAGGAACTAAAAGAAGCTCGTTTTGATGATGTATGCAGTGTGAAAGAAGTCAATGAACAGGGAAATATTAAAGAATGTATTGAAGAATGAGAGGTAAAACATGGCTAAATTATATGAGATTAAAAACGAATTTAACGAACTGCTTTTAATGGCTGATGAGCAGGGGTTATCCCTTGACGATATTAAAGATACTATGGACGGAATCGAATTTGAGTTTGAAGAAAAGGCTGATTCTACCGCAAAGATGATTAAAACACTGATCGCTGATGCGGATTCAGTAAAATCAGAGAAAGACAGGTTAGCAAAAAGAGAGACAGCATTGAGAAACAGTGCGGACAATTTAAAGAAGTATCTTGAAACAATGATGCTTGAAGTAAAAAAGAAGAAGTTTAAAACAACACTGTTTAGCTTCAATATCCAGAAAAATCCTAAAACTGTAAAGGTAGAAGTTGAGGAATTGTTACCTAAAAAGTATCTGATTAAACAGCCAGACAAGGTTAACAGGAAACAGCTTCTTGATGATTTGAAAGCAGGAGTGCTTGAAGAAAATGAAAATATGAGACTGGTACAGACTGAAAGTTTAAGAATTAGATAGGAGTGTTGGAAGATGGAAAAATTCAGAGATTTAAGAGCAGATGAAATTGATTGCAGAGTTGCAATCGTAAAAGATAGTGGAGTGTCAATCTTACTATATAAAGATGCACGATGCGACATGAATATCCTTGATGAAGCGATTGGTATTACTAACTGGAAAAGACATCATGAGGTAATCAATGGAAATCTTTTCTGTACCGTAGAAGTATGGGACGAAGAAAAGAAAGAGTGGATTTCTAAACAGGATGTAGGTAAAGAATCCTACACAGAAAAAGAAAAAGGACAGGCTTCGGATGCATTTAAAAGAGCTTGTTTCAATCTTGGAATCGGACGAGAACTGTACACAGCACCTTTTATCTGGGTTCCAAATAAATACGTCAATATTCAGCAGGGAAGAAACGGAAAACCTACAACAAATGACAGGTTCAAGGTTGAAAAAATTGTAATCGAGAACAAAAAAATTGTAGGATTGTCAATTGTTAACGATACAACACATAAAAGAGTATTCATCTATGATGGCAGAACAGAGGAAGAAAAGAATGGAGACAAAGGCAACGATAAGTAATATATCCATTGATTTTGAAAGCGGTAAGCAGGTTATTTCCCTTGTATGTGAAAAAGACATACGAGGGGAATATGACCGACTGAAAGATAAGGAATGTAGACTTAAGGTCGTTCAGTACCGTGAGGGCAGGAGTTTAGATGCCAATGCATACTTTCATGTGTTGGTTGGGAAGATTGCAGAAGTAACGGATAACAGCAAGGTATATATAAAGAACAAACTCATAGCAGAGTACGGACAGCATGAGATTATAAACGGTTCTCTTGTATCACTTCCGTTGGATAACGATATAGAAGTGTACGACCTTGAATTTTGCCACCTACAACCGACAGCCAGTACAACTACCAATAAGGCAGGTAAGTTGTTCAGAATCAATCTGGTAATGCGTGGGAGTCATACCTACGACACAAAGGAAATGTCTGAACTGATAAAAGGAACTGTTGCAGAAGCAAAAGAGCTTGGAATTGAGACAGCAACACCGCAGGAGATAAAAGAAATGGAAGAAAGGTGGGGACTTAAGATTGAGAAAGAAAAAGTCAATCATCGTTGATGATATGGAGCATTGTAAATTATGTGGAAGTCCTTATGTAGAGATACACCACTGTTTACATGGGACAGCAAACAGGAAGAAAGCTGACAAGTATAATTTAGTGATTCCATTGTGCCACGAACACCACATAGGCGGTAAACAATCCGCACATTTAAATGCCAGATATGACCTTATGTATAAGAAGATGGCACAAAAGGCATTTGAAGAAAAGATAGGCACCAGAGAAGAGTTTATAAAGGAGTTTGGCAGGTCATGGCTGTAACATATACGATTCAAGGCAGGTTGGACGGATTAAATGCTTACGTTAATGCTTGCAGGACTAATCCTTATAAAGGGGCAAAATGCAAGAGAAGTAACCAGAAAATCTGTAGATGCAGCATCCCTTATGAATTGAGGGAAAAAGACAGAGAAATAATATTCCCTGTTCGTGTAGAAATTACATGGTACGAAAAGGACCGCAGACGTGATCCCGACAATATTGCATCGGCTAAGAAATACATCTTAGACAGCCTTGTAGAAGCAGGAGTGTTCCCAGATGATGGTTGGAAATATATAAAAGGATTTACAGATAACTTTGAGATTGACAAAAAAAGACCACGGATAGAAGTGACTATCCATGAAACCAAATATCCATAAGATTAAGCAGGAGGGCAGTGAATGAACATAAATATAAATACAGGCTGGGAATGGTATGAAAACACAAATGTATTTAGATTGTTTTACCACTGCCTGCTACATACAAATTTAGAGGACAAGCGGTACTGCGGTAAAGAAATCAAGGCAGGACAATTTGTTTCTTCTATAACAAGAATCAGTGCGGAGACAGGTTTGACAGAATCGCAGGTCCGAACAGCATTGAAGAAGCTAAAAGACACTGGGTACATATCCACAAAAAGCACAAATAAATACACGATATACACAGTTAATGAGTATCAGAAGTACATAGATTGTGGACAAGTTGTAGAAGCAACTACTGAGGGAAACAAGGTAGTTGAAAATGGAACAAAAATGGAACAACCAGTGGAACAAACAGAGGAAAAAGTAAAGGAAACTTGCGAGAAATCAAAAGAAAATTGCGAGAAGTCAAACAAAAAAGCAATCAATGAATGTTTTGAAAGACTCTGGAAAAAGTATCCAAGCAAAAAAGGAAAAGGGCAGGTATCCGATACCAAGAAAAAAGTGTTGTACCAGATAGGAGAGGAACACATACAGAGGGCATTGGAACGGTATCTGGATGGATTAGAAAAGGATGCTTCGTGGAGAAAGCCACAGAACGGCTCGACATTCTTTAACAGTGGTTACGTGGATTATCTGGACGAGAACTACGAGAAACCACCAGAACCGAAGCCGCAGCGGAATCCTGCAAGTGTCTTAGAGTGCGAAAGAGACTATGATTTTGACAGCTTAGAGATGCAGTTAATGCAGAAACAATTAGAGTAAGGAGTGATGGAAAATGTATCAAATGAGTTTTTTTAGTAATGAGATAGCTTTACGAAGTTCTTCCATTACTAAGCAGACTAGAAGAGAATCACACAAAAAGGTTAACAAAGAAGCAATACATATCTTGATTTTAGAACAGCTCGAATATGGAGCAATGACAGCACGAGAGATCGCAACGGTGTTGTATAAGCACAAAAAAGTGTTAGAACCGACAAGGCAGCAGGTACAACCACGGCTAACAGAGTTAGTACAGGACGGACGTATTGAGGTATGCGGTAAACGACACGACAGCCTAACAGACAGAAATGTAGCAATCTACAGAAAGGTGGATAAAGATGGGGTATAAAAAAATAAGCAAAGATCTTAAGAGAAAAATCCTTAAAGAAGTAGAAGAAACGAAAGAGGTTACTTCTGTTGCGAAAAAATACGGAGTAGACCCATCAAGCATCTTCAAGTGGAAAAAATACGGTATCGAAGCAAAGCGGAGAGAGTACACAAAAGAGTTCCGAAAACAAGTGGTCAAAGAAAAAGTAGTTAAAAAGCTACATGTACAGGAATGTGGAGCAATTTATGGAGTACCTGGTTATCTTGTTAGATTCTGGGAAGATGAATTGGTGGAAGAAGTCAAAGAAGAGATTCGACAAAGCCGATTCAAAAAGAAGCAACACGAACGAAGATTTGTTCACGCAACATCACATTCTGGTTATTGGAAATAAAAACTAAATAATACTTTTCTGGCTTAAGTCTCTGCCTAAGTAACTGTAAATAATGTTTTTTGTATTTTCAGATTCTTCCATTTTTCATCTTTATTAGGCAGAGACTCAAGCCAGAAAAGGCTTGTTGCACAGCAGGATTTTTATATACCACACGAACAATTAAATAAGAATCCTCGCAACGCATAAGCAACAAAACTCTTTAATTATTTGTTGTATAAGTCATGATTTCCCCTGCTATTAACGGCAGGGGAGAGAATGGACAGTAAAGGAGTAAGAAATGCAAATTTATAATATAGAAACGAAAGCAATTATAAGCGGAGAAGAAATAAAAGAATTAGATGATTGTTTTATTTTGTCAAATGTTGATGAGGGAAACGATACACATACAACTATTAGATGTTTGAAACCAACATGGAACAAAGTAATTTGTAAAGAAACGTGTTTACAGCGTATTACAAGTCAGCTAAATCAACTTACACAAGAAACAGTTATAGCTGTTGAAGAATCAAGTAATAATACAGATGCACTTATATTGAAGATAACATTAAAAGACGTTAGAGAGAAAATCTTATTAGTATATAGCAAGCAAAATAAAACAACATACATTGATAATTGGCTTATCAGTAGTGGCTTTTTAGATCGAGCTATCGAAGATTATTTAAAAAATAAAGAGGACTAAACAGGAAAAGGAAGTGGAGAAAATGATTAAAAATCTAACAGAATCAGAAGAAAAAGAGTTTTACAGATTGGTTGGAAAGATGAATGGAGAAGAACCAGACAAGAAACAGGATGCAAAGGTAAAGAAACCACGAGAATCAGAAGAATATTTTTGTATTAGTAATGATGGAGCTGTTATACAAAGCAGGTGGACGAATGATTCTTTAGATGAAGCAAGATGGGAATTAGGAAACGTCTTTTTCACAGAAGAGTCAGCGTGGTTTGCCAGAGAAAAAAAGAAAGTAGAAGTTGAAATCGAAAGATATGCAAGGGAACACAATGGCACAGCATTTAACAATCGTTGTTATTTAATTCGATGTGAAGAAGATGAGAAAAGACTTATTTGCGATACATGGGCTACAGCAAAAATACAGGGTACAGTTAGGTTTACATCAAGAGATGTTTTGGTTGATGCAATCGAAGCAGTAGGAAAAGACAGAATACTCAAGTACATCTTTGGGGTAGAAAGTGAGGGAGAGGAATGAGATTAGAAGAAGCTATTAAGCACGCAAAAGATGTTGCAACAAAGAAATATAGACAGGCTATGTTACATCGTGCAAATGCAGAAGATGAAAAACTTGACAGGTGTATTGAATGCATGAAAGAACATGAACAGCTTGCAGAATGGTTGGAAGAACTGAAAGAGTTGAGAGAATACAAGAAAAAGATGAAAGCACAGTTTCTTGATGATATTGAGAATCCGTTGGAACCAATTAAGCTAAGCAGTGCGTTAGAATCAGAGATATTTAAGTATGAGTATAGGAAAGAATATGGTCCGCAAAGGATTACTCCTTTAGATTATACAATCATATATGCATTAAAACATTGTTTGGAAGAACAACTGAAAGGGGTGGAATAAGATGAAGATTAATGCAAAAACACCAAGTATTAAAACATACACATTAAGTCATTTCAAAATTGGAGATGTTTGCATGGGCGAAAAAAATGAACATTATTACCTTGTGGTTAAATCAGAAAAAGAAAAGAAACAGCTTGTTGATTTAACAGAGAACGAGATTATAAGAGATGCAGGATATATGAGATTTATACCGGCGACAGCAGAAGTTAATATCAATGATGTGGGGTAAAACTTATGAAAAACATATTATTTATCGTAATTACAATGGCAATAATGAGTTGTATGTTAGTAGGCTGCGAGGAGAAAGAAAGTAATACATACAAGGATGAAAGTGATACACAGCAGAGTGCAGCATTAGTTGATATTAATAACAATTTATCTTATGACAACTCAACAAGAATTGTTTATTGGTATTTTGAAGATGGAGCAGGCAGAACAAGCACAGGGTTTATGTCTCCGTACATTAGCAAAGACGGTAGATATTGTAGGTATGAAAAAGGAAAGATCGTGCCGGTTGAAAGGAGAGAATAATGCCAGTAGCAAGATGTAAATATTGTAATAGGCTGTTATTCAATGAAGATGTTGGAAGAGAGTATATACAAATAAATTCAGATATGAAAATACAAAGCAAATTCATTTGTCTTAAATGTGAAATGGAGTTAAGAAAAGAAGATTTCTTTGAGCCATACAGAAGCATGATGAAGTAAAGGAGTATCAATGGACTTAGAACAAAAAGCAATAGAAAGAATCAAAACAGCATCAGAAATGAGTCTTGAGTATTACAAACAGCCACTTATCTGCACATACAGCGGTGGCAAGGACTCAGATGTATTGTTAGAACTATTCAAACGTTCTGGAGTTCCTTTTGAAGTACAGCACAGTCACACCACAGCGGATGCACCACAAACAGTGTGGCACGTTCGTGATAATTTCAAGAAATTGGAAGAGGGGGGGATAAAGTGCAGTATTAACTATCCAAGGAAGCCAGACGGAACCAGAATCACAATGTGGAATCTCATTCCTAAGAAACTTATGCCACCTACACGGTTAGTAAGATATTGTTGTCAAGAACTTAAGGAAAACAATGCCAATGGAAGATATATTGCAACAGGTGTTAGATGGGACGAAAGCACAAAACGAAAAAATATGTGGGATGAGTTCGAAAGAATCGGAAGTAGTAAAAAGACAGCAGAAAAATTCAATACAGTAATGCTTAGCAATGATAATGATTCCAAAAGAAGAATCACGGAATTGTGCATGCAGAAAGCAAAAATGACCGTAAATCCTATTGTTGACTGGAAAGAGAAAGATATATGGAATTACATAGATCAAGAACATATATGCACTAATGAACTGTATCAATGTGGATATAAAAGAGTTGGATGCATCGGTTGCCCAATGGCAGGTAGAAAAGGAAGATTAAAGGAATTTTACGACTTTCCAACATTCAAACTAAATTATATCAGAGCATTTGACAGGATGTTAGAAGCAAGAAAAGCAAAGAATCTCCCTACACAGTGGGAATCTGGAGAAGAAGTATTTCTATGGTGGATAGAAGATAAGAATGTTGCAGGGCAAAGAGAATTTAAGGTAGCAGAAAACGGACAACTTATGTGGTAAAGGAGAAAGAACATGGATGTTATCAAACAAATAGATTACATGATCGCTTGTTTAGAGGTGGCAAAAGAAGAAATCAATTACAAAAAAAGATGGGAAATGAAAATAAAAATGAGAGAGGATAACGACTGGAACTGGTATAAGATACACAGGACACCAAACAATGCACTTATCAAAGAAAATCTTAGAAACGTTGGTAGAACAGGATTCAAGCTTGCGAAAGATTTAGAGGTGGGAGAATGAAAATATATTCAAATCGAGCTGATAAAAATGTGGACTGTATAAGAACAAGCATGAGAACAGAAAAACACAATAGTTTGCACGTAACATTAAATTTTAGGAGAACTGTTGGTGTACCAGTTACCATGGAAGAAGAAACAGGCAGTGAAGTGATAATAAATTTTACTGATACTTGCGAACTTGACAATTTTATTATGGCACTGACACAGCTAAAGGAAATGACAAAGGGTTACTATGGAAAATGGGAGATTGAAAAAGGTAAAGGAGAACGACTATGACAATAGCACAGCAGGTAGCACACGACTTTTTAGAAAGCATAGAAAAGATGATTACGGCAAATAAACTAGATGTTGGAGTATTAGATACGAAAGTTTCTTATCAATCTTGCAAAGAAGCAATGATGTATGTGACTGATACAAAATCTGGGAGTATTATTGCAACAATGAGATTAAATTTAAATGCCAACAAACTAAAAAGAAAAATGCAGGAAAAAGAATTAGAAAATTATTGTTGTAAAAGAGTATGTCCTATTTGCATTTTTAAAGAGCAAGAACCGTGCATAACAAGAAAAATTTATTGTGAAGAAGCTACGGACAAGGAAGTAGAAGAAGCTTATAGAAAGATGGTGGAGAATAAAAAATGACAAGAGAAGATATAATCATTAATTTAAGACATTGGTGTAACAATATTGATAAACCATGTGAAGAATGCAAAATACATGATATATGTGTCGTTCGTGATCACGTGCAAATATTTGATTCTATGGACGATGAAAAGTTACAAGAATATTATAAATTGATGTATGGAAGTGAAGTGAAAGTAGAGAAAATGGAACTGGTAAAAGTTTTAAAAAAAGCAACAAAAATATATTATCCAGATGTAATGAAAGATGTGTTACCACTTAAAGAGTTTGTGAAAAACATTACAGATAAAGGATATAAGGTTGAATTAACAAAAGATAATGTTGTCAGTGATACCGTAGTGAATATCTATAAAGAAGTGGAGATGGAAGAATGATACTAAAAATCTTACTTGTTATCATCGGCATTATCTTAGGACTGGTAGGCAGTGGCTTCTGCCAGTCCGCTAAAGCAAGAGATACGATCACAATGACATTAGAAGATTATGAGCATATGGGAGAAATATTACACAGCCTGCCGATACGTGAACACCATAAAAGCCTTAAAGAAAAAGACGTTGCGTTATACAGATGTCCTAAATGTAAATGTTATGTAGCGGAATGGACAGAAGTTTGTGAGTGTGGGAACCGGTTAGACTGGGGAGAAAGTGAGGACTTACATGTTAATAATGACAAAAGATAGAGAGATTCTGAATCTTGATAATGTTCTTGAAATTCGGGCAAGCGAAGAGAATGTAGAATGTGAGCTAATGAATGGATATATTTACACAATACAATCATTCAAAACACATAAAAAAGCAGAAGATGCATTAGATAAGATACTTAATCAATATGACAGAGGACAAAGGGTTATCAAGTTATAAAGGAGCGTTATAAATGAATAACAAGATAAAAGAAAATGACAGTCCATCTTTAGCACTTGTAAACAGTGTAAGAGCTTGGGAACGACCAGATATTAATAAGATTGAGCCTAAAAAGGAAATAGAAGCTGTTATCAAGGAAATATTAGACAACACACCGAAAAAACCAAAGACAGGAGCAGGCTATTTAAGAATGAAAAGAGGTAATATAAATGAACGGTAAAGAATATCAAACAAAAGCAATGCGAACTAATGACGGATTAGGAACAGAAAGAATAATGAATATGGCTGATAATTTGGAACAGGGAGTAGAGGACAGCATACCAGACACTGGGATTGACTTGGGCGGAATTATTAACGGCTTATTCGGATTATCTGGAGAAGTTGGAGAACTTACTGATATGGTTAAGAAATGGATATTCCATGAAAGTAATTTTGACGAGGAACACGCAAAAAAAGAACTTGGGGATGTAATGTGGTATGTTGCTATGATTTGTGAATCATTTAATTGGTCGTTGGATGAAATTATGCAAATGAACATTGAAAAATTAGAGAAACGTTATCCAGATGGATTTGACGTTATCAAAGCAAATAACAGAAGTCCAGAAGATGTATAAAGTGGGGGCGTTATTATGAGAGGGAAAGATAATCCGTGCTATGGGTGTACAGAAGCCACAGGAAGAACTTATAATTGCCATACCCTATGTGACGGCTATAAACAGTTTCAAGACGATTGCAAGGAAGAGAAGAACGTTATCAAAAGGAAAAATCCTTATTATAAGTCGTTATCAAAAGAAAAATTTATGAAACGGAATGCTTTAAACAGGAACAGGAGGGGAAGAAAATGATTAGTACAGCTAAAGCAATAAAGAAAACCAGAGAAGCACAAGGAATGACACAAAAAGAACTTGCTGAAAGATGCGGTTATACAGTCACTGATATTAAAGCATATGAACTTGGGGAAAAAGAACCAAAACACATTAATCTTATGATTATAGCAGGAGCATTGGGCGTTACGATGTATGAGATGTTTGAAAGAATGGAAGAGATTGAAGAACCAGAGAATCTAAATCTTGATGTTATCAGAAACGCACTGAGTGCCCATAAAGCTATTGTAAAAACTCCATTGGACAAAATAACAGTGATGGCATTGGAAGAACTTCTTGAGTACAAAGAAACAGGATTGACACCGCAGGACATAAAAGAAATGGACAATATGTATTTAGAAAAGTGCCAACAGGTAAATAAACTGACGTGTACTTGCGAAATGTACGAAAGGATGGCTAAAAAGTGAGCAATATATTATTTATAGTGATGTATGGTATTGCAGAAACATCACTGGGACTATGTGGAGCAACAACGGCTATATATTTATTAATTTTTTGTGTTGATCTGGTAGTAAATCGTACATTACAGGAATTTAAAAATGATAAAAATATACAAAAAGTTTTAAAAATTGCAATGTTATCATCTTATGTATGTGTGTTATCAACTATATTTTGTGCGATAATTGCAGGATTTAAAGGAGTTTAAAATGAATAATCAAGACTTATATACCCTATGTACATTAATACCGCCTATGGACGATTACAGAGGTTATAATATGTATCTATGCGGTAAACGTGACGGATTCAATGAGTGTGTACAGATGTTAAAAGAAAATTTAGAGAATGTAAAAGAAGAAGCAGGGGTTTAATCTGCTTCTTCTTTTTTTGCCTTTTTATTGAATTTTTCCCATCGTTCTGGATACACTTCTTGAAACCATTTAAGAAAATCTCCAAAGAGAGCATCTTCGGCTTCTTTTCTTACTGCGGCTGCATCTTCTATATTATGGTATCTTCCTAAATGGTATGTTTTACCTTTAAATACTATTGTAGCAGCCCATTTTCGCCGATTTTTGTCCCAACTAACACCACGAACTCCAGATGTGTTATTCCGCAACATTTTTCTAGGTTTGATTGATATAATGGATGTATTTTCTATATATCCTTGTTCACATGTTTCCGCAGCCTTTTTGAGGTTTTCTCTGGCACTTCTTTGATGTGAGCAACCACAAGACATTTGTTTGTAAAACAGTCCGGCAGGAACTAGGTAGTGTTTCCCACAAGAACATTCACATTCCCATTTATACCGATTTCCAACTCTTATTTGCTTAATTGCTTTGCAACCATAATCGTTAATTTTACCAGTGAGGTCAAATGGTTTATAGTAATTAGCTTCGGCAAAACATCCACAAGATTGAGTTCGACCAGATGTTAGAGCATCGTATCTTACAGTTTTTGTATTTCCACATTCACATTTGCAAATGGCATAAACTCTTCCTTTTTTTCTATAAGCATCTATGATAGTTAATTTTCCCCACTTTTCTCCATTAAATTCATTTGTATATTGTGGTGCGTTTTTGCATTCTTCGGAGCAATATTTTGCACTTGGTGCCCCATCAAAAGTCTTTCCACAGACAACGCATTCTCTTAAAGACACAAACAACCACTCCTTCCTTTTGATAAATTATACATACTATAATAAATACGGTCAATGTCGTAGTTAAAATTAGAAATATTTTTTGCATCAAATTGACAAAAATCTAACGTTAATATACTATAAAAACAGGCATTAATAAAACTAATATGTGAGGTGTGAGTATGTCTTTTGTTAATGAAAATGCGGAGTCAGTTGGAATAAAAGACGTAAGAAATTGCAAGCATATATAATGTTTAAAAAGATGAATATAATAAAGGCGTGAATAACATTGACCAAATTAAGAAAACATAGTAATATAATAGTACAAACAACCACAATATATATTCCAAGGACGTAAAAGGATCAGAGAAAAAATCTCTGGTCCTTTTACCTGCTCACGGTCATATATCTTTTTAAAGATTATTTTTTATTTGTCTTCATATTTAATATATAAGTGTCTCCATTTCTCCAACCAATTTTTGGCACCGATGTAACTTTGATATGTCAATTCGTTACTGTCTTGCATTTCTTCATACATATCACATTCATGTTGTACACGAAACCAGACATCAGCAAAGTTATCAATTGTATCATCATTCATAGCGAAGTACACTTTTAATTTCTTTAGTGCAGTGATCGCTTTTTTACAATCATCGGGTAATTCTCTGTCAAATATTTCTACCATTTTTATCCCCTTTTCTACCCTCGTAACCTCCGGGGTGGGTGGTGTATGTTATGCCGGTATTACAAGACTGTCACGATCAGCCTTGACAAGACGATTTTTATTAAGTCTATCTTTCCACTGTTCAACAAGTGATTCATGGAGCTTTAAGGCTTCTTTCTTGCTGCAGGTTGTATAAGAATCAATTTCTTCAAAATCATCCATATACATTACAACGGTTTGGTATTCGTGTAATACTTCCACATAAGCTGTGGAAATATTACATTCTGTTTGATGTAACCAAAATTTGTGTCTTGCGATTACTTTATTCATTTTCAATCCCTCCTAAAATCTTTTTACAAGCTTCTACATATCCGTCTGGAAGTGTTTCAGTGTTCATCTTCCCACCGTTTGCTCTCCATTCGAGATATTTTTTAACTTCTTCTTTTTCTTCTTCCAGTTCGTAAATAAATTCTTCGTAGGAAACGAAGTCCTCATTTTCGACTAACTTTTCAATTTCTTTTCTTAATTCTTTCATCTTCTTTTCTCCTTTTCTTGTTTTCTTTGTTCTCTTAACTTACTTTTATTATACATAAAATCTATGCATACGTCAATAGAAAAGTGCATAAAATTTATGTATAAAATTCTTGATGTAAAATTATGAGTATGATATAATGATGTAAAAGGAGGGAAAAACGATGATAAAATACAAATTAGATGTGCAGGAAGAATTAAAGAAAAAAGGGTATACTTCTTATATAATAAGAAAAAACAAGTATTTAAGCGAGGGAACGCTTGCAAAGATAAAGCGAGGAGAACCAATAAACATGAAAAGTCTCAATGCTATTTGTTGTATGCTTAGAAAAAATGTAGATGATGTAATTGATATAGAAATAACAGACGATGAAAAAATAAAATATTTTATCTAAAAAGTGTTGACTTATGCATAGATATTATGTATAATAAAGACAGTTAAAGGAAACGGCAAAAAAGAAAAGGAGATATGAGTCATGAAAAAATTAAACGTAGAAGAAATCAAAAAAGAATTATTAAATGAGGAAATGAGCTTCACAGATTTAGATAACTTCATGATGGAATCTGGATACTACAGTGTATTTGATGATGGAGTAACAGCAGACATCAAACAGGACGGAAATGTAGTGTATACAGCTACAGACTCTAATGAGTGCGAAGTACAGATTTTCTTCGAGATCACAATAGATAACGGAGAAGATGAAGCAGAAGAAGCATTTTACTTAAAAGTAACAGATGTGCAGGAGTTCTAAGATGAGAATAAAATGGTTAAAAATGCAGGGTAAGACGGTATATGGGTTCAAAATATTAGAAGTCTGCAGAGAAAATAACATTACAATGGTCAAAGTTGTTTGCCCTATCTGTGGTAAAATATATACAATAAGGGCAGATTATCTCAAATATAGAAAGAGCTGCGGTTGCTTAACAAAACCGTATGAAATAGAGAAAGGTAAAAAAATAGCAGAAGAAGCAAAAAAACAGTGTATAGATGGTACTAGCATCAGAAGCCTAACAACGAAAATATCAAAAGCGAATAAATCTGGTATAAAAGGTGTACATTGGGACAAAAAAAGAAACAAATGGGCGGCACAAATAACATTTAAAGGAAAAAATCATTACTTAGGAAGATACGATAATAAAGAAGATGCAAGAGAAGCAAGAGAGAAAGCCGAAAAAGAAATGTTCGGAAAATTTCTTGAAGAGCATAAAGAGTATGTAAAGGATAAAAAGGATAAGAAAAACTGAAAGCTAATAAAAAATATGGAAAGACGGTAAAAGAATTAAATAAAAAGAGTGTACACATGGCACCTGCCGATTATGATATGATATATCTACAAGATATAAACATAGTCGGGAGGTGTCTTTTTTGATTAATAACAAACTAAAGAATTGCTGTAACGATTGCGTACATTGCGAGATCGTGACAGAGACAAAGAGAAGAGCAATCCCAGAGGATAAGACGGAAGTGGTACTTGTAAATATAAAGTGTAGTCATATGTGTGTATGCAGTAAGTACAAGAAAGAGGTGCAGGATGGAAGATAAAAGCCTGTGCTGTGCAGGATGTAAGAATACATTATCTGACAGAGGGATTATGTACTGCACTAAGGATAACGGCAAGAGACGAATAAGAGACAGATGGCTGACGGTATGTGATGATTACAAGACAGCAAGACCGACAACAAAGGCATATGAGAGATAATAACAGAGAGGATGTGAAAAGATGAATCTAAATAGAATTATGAGAAAACTACAAAAAGCAATAGTATCAAATGGATTTGTAATAAGTTTGGATACAACACAATTCTATTCAGAGGACCAGAAGAGAATGATAACAATGTACATCCTGTCTATAAAAGCATATGAGAATACAAGAAAAGGTTGGAAAGACACACGGTATGAGATACTAAGAACTGCATCACAAGTGGATGTAATTAAATGCTTGTCTGATATATGGGCAAGTATACGAGAAAGGAATGAGCAAATAAATGCGAGATGAACTTACACAGAAGCAAAGAACATTTGCTCATGCATGGATAGAAAACGGTGGGAATGATTATCAAGCGGCAATAGATGCGGGATATTCGCAAGCAACAGCAAAGAACGCAAGAAAGAACATCTTGGAAAAACGTGGAGTAAAGGAATATATTGCTAAACTACAAGCCGACTTAGACAAAGAAAAAGGGTTTGATATTATGAGTCTTGCAGACATACAGCGGAGACGGTCGATGATCGCCACTGGTGCGTTGCAAGATTCTTTTGGATTTACCCCAGACTTTCCAGACCAACTAAAAGCCATGAACGACTTAGAAAAGGCTTTGACAGTGCAGGCAAAGGAAGAGGAAGAGAAGAAAGCGAGAGAAGAAGCATTAAGGAATAAGACGTACCATATGGACTTAGATATAATTCCAGATGTATTCCACCCGATGATTAGAGATGTACGAAACCATGGGCATACAGAATATGTATTACCGGGGGGACGTGGGTCTGGTAAATCTTCAACCATTCCGAATATCATCACGGAACTAATGAGAAACAATCATGACATACATTGCCTTGTCGTCAGAAAAGTATATAACACTGTAAAGGATTCTGTATTTGCTAAAGCAAAATGGGCAATAACAAAGCAGGAGTTTTCGGAGAAAGATTATAAATATACAAGCTCCCCATATGAAATCACAATGAGAGACACAGGGCAAAAGATATTCTTTCGTGGTGCTGATGATAAAGAAAAAATCAAGTCAATAGCACCAGATTTTGGATACATAGCAATTGTGTGGTTTGAAGAATTAGACCAATTTGCAGGACCGGAAGAGATAAGAAATATTGAACAGTCCGCCATACGTGGTGGAGATTTGGCATGGATATTCAAGAGTTTTAACCCACCGAAAAGTGCTAACAATTGGGCAAATCAATATTTACAAGAACCAAAAGACAACAGAATGATTGTAAGAAGTACATATCTGGACGTGCCTAAAGAGTGGTTAGGTAAACCGTTTATCGAAGAAGCGGAGCACCTAAAAGAAATCAGACCAGAAGCATACGAGCATGAATACATGGGCATTGCTAACGGTAACGGTGGGGCAGTCTTTGAGTATGTAGAAGTAAGAGAGATTACAGACGAAGAAATAGCACAGATGGACCGCATATATCAAGGCGTTGACTGGGGATGGTATCCAGATAAATACGCATTTACGAGGACATACTACGATGCGGCAAGGGAAACGATCTATTTAATAGATGAGCATTGCGTAAATAAGCGATCGAATGAGCAGACAGCCGACTGGATAAAGAAAAAAGGCTATAACGATTATGCAATCATTTGTGATAGTGCAGAGCCTAAATCAGTAGAGGACTACAGAAACTTAGGACTTGTAGCACAGGCAGCAGTTAAAGGACCAGGGTCGGTCGAATATGGCATGAAATGGCTACAACGTAGGAAGATTGTGATTGACCCACGGAGAACACCATACGCATACAAAGAAATCACAACGTATGAGTATGACAGAGACAAAGACGGTAACATAATAAGCGGATACCCCGACAGAGACAATCATGCTATTGACTCACTTAGGTATGCATACAACAGAGTGATTATGAGGAGAGGAGAGAACGCATAATAATGATAAATCTAAAAGACGTAAGATGTGTAAAAATCGGAAGTGTGCTGTTACATGTAAATAATATTACAGAGATAGCATGGCACCATGGGATTGTAGAGATAAACGTAAACAGTGATCTAATGCAAGCAGACATAAAAACAAATATAAAAAATGTCGAGCTTGTGACGGTGGAATAGATGGGTATATTTAGCAGAATGAAAGAGATATTAAGTGCCCTTTTTAGACAAAAGGCAAGAGACGAATTTAAGATTGACACTGTAACTAGTCCAGAGATGCAGAGAGCTATAGAAAAATGTGCATACATCTATAAGGGCAGTCCGTACTGGTTAGACAAGGACGAGCATATAAAGACTATCAACTTTGCAAAAGCTGTATGCAGTGAGACAGCACGCCTTGCTACACTTGCGATAGGCATAGAGATAGATGGCAGTGCAAGAGCTAATTGGTTGCAGGATCAGATAGACAAAGAACTAGAGCAGGTACGACACCATGTAGAATACGGCTGCGCATACGGTACAGTTGTATTAAAGCCTAACGGCTCAAGTGTGGACTTGATCACGCCAGAAAACTTTATTGTAACGGACGAAAGCAATGGAGAGATTCAAGGCATCGTGTTTGTGCATAGAGAAATCTCCAGTGACAGCAGGACGTATTATACAAAATTAGAATATCATCGGTACATTGAAGATGTGTACCAGATAACAAATCGTTGCTATGCATCCAAAGATGCAAACGATACAGGAAAGCTGATTGACATAGACGAGACACCTTGGCGTGGAGAACTAGAGGATGTAGGACTTGCAAACCTAAACGGACAACGCCTGTATGCAGTTCTGAGGACACCGCAGGCGAACAATGTAGACCTGCATTGTAGTTTAGGCTTACCTATCTTTTACGAAGCAATAGAGGAGCTAAAGGACTTAGACACCGCATACAGCAGGAACGCAACGGAGATATTCGACAGTAGGCGAATGGTCCTTATTGATTCTGATAGGTTAATGGAAAGTGGTGCACCTGTGAAAGATACGCAGGCAGGCGTTGAACGAAGCAAGAAGCGTTTGAAACTACCAGAATACGTTAAAAATGTAAATGGTACTGGTTTAGATGGCTTCTACCAAGAAGTAAACCCAAGTCTTAACACCGACACACGATTGACAGGAATCAATGCCCTGCTGTCACAGATCGGGTATAAATGCGGATTCTCTAACGGATACTTTGTATTTAACGAGACAACAGGCATTCAGACCGCTACAGGCGTAGAAGCAGAGCAACAGAGAACAATACAGTTTATTAAGGATGTGAGGGACAAGCTACAGTTCTGCATGGATGATTTGATTGCAGCACTTAATATCTTTGCTGATCTGTACCAATTAGCACCAAGTGGACCGTATGAGACTTACTATGACTTTGGAGACATAACATACAATGAGGACGAGGACCGTTCTCGTTGGTATAGCTATGTTGTAAGCGGCAAGATTCCTTTCTGGTACTATTTAACAAAATTTGAGGGATTCAGTGAAGAAGAAGCAAAAGCACTTGAAGAAGAAGCACAACCGAAAGAGCCAGACTTATTCGGTGCAGGAGATGAAGAATAATGCTAACGCCAGATTACTTATGGTACGTGCCAGAAAAGGCAGAGAAGCAGGCGGAAGAACTGCATAACAAAATTGTATCTGTAATCATCGAACGAATGATGATAAGGCTAGGACGTGGCGAAGATTACCTTTTTACTCCTATTGACAAGTGGCAAATGGATGTATTGCAGGATGCAGGGTATATCTTGCAGGCGGTACAGAAAGAGATTGCACAAACAACAAAGATAAGCATTGATACAATCGCACAAACAATGAAAGAAGCAGGTATAAAGGCTATAGAGTGGGATGATGCAGTGTATAAAAAGGCAGGTCTTGAACCAAAACCACTCGGGGAAAGTCCTTATCTACAACGATTGTTGCAGAGGAATTATGAAAAGACAAAGGGAGAGATGCATAACTACACTGGTACGATGCCGAACGCCTGCCACGATAACTACATAGATGCAGTGGACAAGGCATATAACCAAACTGCAAGCGGCACAACAAGCTACACAGAAGCGGTCAAAGAAGCTGTTAACGACATTATAGACAAGGGTGCAGACGTAACATACCCTAGTGGACGTAGAGACAGCATAGAGACAGCCACAGCAAGAGCGGTCCGTACTGGTGTAAGCCAGATGGCAGCAGAAATCACAGACGCACGTATGGACGAGATGGACTGGGATATAATTCTCACATCTGCCCATCTGGGAGCCAGAATTGGAAACGGTGGGGACAATTTGACCAATCACTTCTGGTGGCAAGGCAAGTTTTACAGCAAAAGCGGTAACGACCCAAGATTTCCACCTTTTTCGGTCTGTGGTATGGGGAATGTGCAGGGAATCCATGGGGCAAACTGCCGACACTCCCACGGTCCGGGGGATGGAATAAACAATCCGTTCGAGGACTTTGACAGCGAAGAGAATCGCAAGGAATATGAGAAACGGAAACGACAGCGAGAACTTGAAAGACGTATCAGAAAGACGAAACGGCAGTTAATCGGCATGAAAACGGCTGTGGATAATGCAAAGGACGAAGCCTTAAAGCATGAGCTTGACATGGAGTATCAGAAAAAGGCTGCACTATTGCAGAAGCAGAATCAAGCTTATAAAGATTACTGCAAGCAGAATAATCTTAAGACACAAAACGAAAGACTCAACACCGCAGGATGGGACAGAAGTCAAGCATCATCCGCTAGAGGTGCAGCGACTAGGTATAATAACGCACGAGGTAAATAATTTGGAAACTATTAATCAATTCATGGTTGCGTGTGGGTGGATTATAACCATTGGTGGAGCTGTAGGTGTATTGTATAAAGCCTATAAGCATTACAAGAAGCCTACGGACGATTTAGAGCAACGTATAACGTCAATAGAGACAGACATCAAAGATATTAAACGGAAGCTTAACAGTGACTACAACACAATTAACAGTCAACAGAACGATGTTAATTTAGTCATGAAAAGTATGTTTAATTTGATTGAGAACAAAATCACAGGGAACAACATCGAGGGCCTAAAAAAAACCCGAGACGAGTTAATAAACGCACTGACAACACACGAGAAGTAAAGGAGAATAAGAATGATAATTGACGGTATAAAGTTTAAAGAGCTAAATATCACAAAAGATGAGGAACTGATTGCATCTATTACAGATGGAAAAGATGGAATCGTACACAAGGACGGCTATAGAGTGCAACTTGTAGTGAAAGATGTCGGCATGTCATTTGCAGAAGCATTTAAAAGAATGAAAGCAGGGCGTAAAGTAAAACTTCCATCATGGGGCGGTTTTTGGTACTTGGATATGGAAAAAGAAACTATCATGATGCAGTGCAGAGACAAAGACAACGGAGAAAAGGGAGACTTATTAGATATTAGAGATACAAAAATGGTGGAATATACACTTAACAATATCTTATCTAACGAATGGCTAATTGCAGAATAAGGAGTGAAAGTATGGCTAAATATGTAAAGAAGCCTGTTGAGATAGAAGCAATCACGTTTGATGAGCTTATGAGAATCGGAGCAGAGAACGCTGATACTGTGGTTAACGGTATGCCTGTTAAGTTTATGTACAATGGTTACGTCATTAGACAATATGACAGCAATTCTTACACTATCCCAACACTAGAGGGAGATTTTCTCATGACAAAAGATGATATGCTTATCACTGGCGTAAATGGAGAAATCTATCCATGCAAGAAAGAAATTTTTGAAAAAAACTTATGAAAAGTGTATTGAAAAATCCATAGTATAGCATTTACAATAATACTTGTAACAAATAATAGTTGTTGTTGAATAAATCATTTTTTACTTGCTAGTATGTGATTTGTTTCGAAGATTTTTCATGTTACAACCCTTTTTCTTATTGATTTTATAAAGTATAATACGGCAGGACTTCACACGAGGTCCGTGGAAACATAGTTCAGTTGGTTAGAACATCCACCTCATAAGTGGACAGTCACAGGTTCGAATCCTGTTGTTTCCATTAGCCACAAAAGTGGCAATCAATAGCATTTATTTTCTGACCCTTTATTGGTAGAGCTGTAATTTTTTCATACTCCTCCAAAAAACGTTGAAGCATCATGTTGCCGCATGGTGCTTTTTTCGTGAAAAAAATTAGAAAAATGAGTAGAAAAAAAGAGTCTCCATATCTTACAATAAAAGAGTAGATTGTTTGATGCTCATGTGATTCAATCAACTAACCTCCTCCCGTAAGTTTTAAGAGAGAGCTAAAGGCTCAAGAGTGGTTCAAGTCCACTCTTCTCTTTTACCTTGGCTTAGGTTTATAAGTCTTAATCCATTACCGCATACGAGCGGTATACAAATATCGTATAGGAGGATATACAATGCAGAATTACGAACAAATTTTAGCAGAATTAGGAATCGAAGTACCAGAGGACAAAAAGTCCGATCTGAAAAAGAAGATGTCTGAAAATTACAAGACTGTAGCTGACTACGATAAACAGGTAAAGAAAAAAGATGACTACAAAATATCTTTAGACGATGTACAGACCAGATTAGCCGAATTAGAGAAAGAAGATGTTGACGGCCTTAAGGCTAAGATTACAACATTAACACAGGAGCTTGCAGACGAAAAAGAAGCAAGAGCAAAAGAAGCTAAGCAGACAGAGTTAAGAGACAAGGTAAAAGATTTCTTATCTGATAAAAAATTTGTAAATGCAATCACAGAAGACTCTATCCGCTCCCAGATGATTCAAAAATTAGAAGAAGAGAATGGGAAAAATGCAGAAGATGTATTTAAAGAACTTACTACTAAAGATGGGAAACCAATTGAGAACATCTTGGTTGACGAAAAGAAAGTACCAGATGTTAATATTCCAAGCTTCACAACTAAGTTCAACAGCGGAGAGCAGAAAAAGGGAACACAGAAGTTAAGGGAAATGTCTTTAGACGACAGAATGAAGCTTAAGGCAGAGGACCCAGACTACTATGCAACCTTATTAAACGACAAATAGAAACAATACCGACTCACAAATTGGAAGTGAGCCGCTAACCTAAAAATCCCTTAATAGTTGTAGGTAGATGGGACAAAGATAAGTCCTTATCTATTCTTATTTAGGGTAGAAAGGACTTTTTTTATGCCAAGAACAGGATCATTTGGTGGTTTTGATTTTGACCCAGAGGTTTTTTCTCAGTATATGAGCGAAAATCCCACATGGAATGATGCTATTATCGCATCGGGTGTACTGGTGCAGGATAATACAATTATGGACCTTATCGGAGATCACGGAAATATTGCAACAATGCCTTTCTATGTTCCAATTGATGAACAGGATTCACAGGCACTTAACAACGATGGAGAAACAAACAACACACCTGTTGAGATCAGCGGTAAGAAACAGACAGCTATGCTTATTCAGAGAATGAAAGCATGGAAAGCAAAAGACTTTACAAAAGAGTTAACAGGTGCAGACCCTATGACTCACGTTGCAAACTCTGTTGCAGGCTTTTATAAGCAGGTAAGAACACGTGACTTAATGACTACAGTTGATGCAGTTTTGAGTCTGTCTGGTATGGAAAACCATGTTACAGATTTATCTTTAACTGGCGAGGGTACTGTTGGAGATGCAAACAAAATTGACGATACAACACTTATCTTTGCACAGCAGAAAGCTTTAGGAGATTCCGCTGACAAGATGGGATTACTTGTATTAAACTCTTACATTTATGCAAAGTACAAAGCAATGGGACTTGTTGACTACAACAAATACACTATTGCTAACGCAGTAGAAAGAGAAGTAAATCTTCCTACAATCGGTGGATTTATCCCACTGGTAACAGATAGATTTACAGTTGATACAACAGGAACAAACCCAGTATACAAAACTTATATGCTTGGTACAGGTTCAGTGCTGACTTGCGATAAGACAAACTATGAAAACCCTTATTATACAGACTATGACCCAGAAACATCTGCCGGTATTGAAAAACTGTATACAAAGCAGGGTTATGTATTACATCCTAACGGATTCTCAATCAATGCTAATAAGATTGCAAAAGAGTCTCCTACAAACGCAGAATTAGGAGCCAAAGCAAACTGGTCTTTAGCATTTAACCAGAAGAATATCCGCATGGGTGTTATTAAATCCAACGGATAAAAGGAGTGTGATTTCATGGCATACATTGACTATGAATATTACAAAACCCTTTTTGGAGAGAAAGCAATCCCAGAAGCAGACTTTAATCGTCTGGTCTGGGATTCTTGCAAGAAGATAGATAATGCCACAACAGGCGTGGATAATGTCAAAAAGCTTAAGATTGCTTTTCCTACAGACGAGGACGATGTAGAAGCAGTTAAAAGATGTGTTTGCGAACTTCTGACGATCACTTGTAAGATTGAGCAGGCAGAAACGAGAGTTGAAGCATCACAAGGTTACATCACATTAGAAGATGGGACTGTAATGAGTAAGCAGGTAGCATCTAAGAGTGCAGGAAACGAGAGTATAAGCTATGTGACTTCCAGTAATACAGGCACGGCTACGTTGATAGATAAGTGTCTTGCGGATAAAGAAGCACAAAAGCAGTTATACTCTGACACAATAAGAGACTACTTATCGGGTGTCGCAGATGCCAACGGAGTAAGTCTACTGTATATGGGAATGTACCCAACGGAGTATTTATGAAAGATTGTAAAGTAAATGTTTTAGGAACTACATATAAAATCAGATTCAGACACGAGAACGAAGATGAAAAACTACAAGAATTGTCTGGTTATTGCGATTATTCAAATAAAACAATAGTCGTTGCAATTCTTGAAAAAAGTGTTGATTCTGTGGATAACATTGAATCGGTTCAAAAAAGTGTGCTTAGGCATGAGATTATGCACGCTTTCTTATACGAAAGTGGTTTAGATGGACAGTCCTGCAACACAGATTGTTGGGCAAATAACGAAGAGATGATTGACTGGTTTGCTTTACAGTCTAAAAAGATTTTTAAAGCTTTTAAAAGAGCAGGTGCATTATAAGCGGAGGGATACGATGTATAACGACACAATTACACTTTTCAATAGATATGAGAGTAAACAGGGCGATACATGGTGTCCCTCTATTTTGCATAATTGCAATCTTAACATGGATAAGGCAAGTATCATTGCAAAGTATGGTTCTGACTCACAGGACAATGCTGTATTAAACGTGCAGTATAGCCTAAAAGACGGTAAAAAGATGGTTGGTAGTAAATTATGGCTACCGCCTAAAGAATGGTCTAAACAGGCAAATGATAAGTTACCACAGACACTTACATTTAGTTCTAAGGCTAATGGTTTTGACTTCTTTATTGTTGGAGAATGGGAAAATGAAGAACCGATTGCAGATGATGATTATATTGACGGTTTTTACGAAGAGATGAAACTTAAGTATGATTATGTCTTTGCAATAACTGGAAGTGCCTTTTACGACATAATTCCGCACTTTGAAGTAATGGCTAAGTAGGTGGTTATATGGCTAAAAAGAAATTAGGAAATGTCAATATCAATACATCTAACATGATTGCAAATATCAGCCTTGAAAGATTTGACGACCAGATACAACATGCTCAATTTTGGCTAGATAGTCAAATTATGACCGATATGGTTCCTTATATGCCACATGAAACAGGTACATTCATTAACGTAACGAGAGCAAAAAGTGCTTCTCTTGCAGGTACTGGAATGGTATGTGCAGGCACTGGACCGATGGGACGTTTTTTGTACTACGGTAAAGGTATGGTTGATGAACTAACAGGTTCTCCATGGGCAAGAAAAGGGGCAAGAAAGGTTCTTGTTTCTGAATTTGCAGGACAAACCAATGCAAAAGAAGACCTGTCCTATTCCAATCCTAAAGCTACTCCAAAATGGTTTGAAACAGCAAAGAAGAATCACGGTAAAGCATGGGTTACTCATGTTAAGAAGCAGGCAGGGGGAAGCTAATGGCAGAAGAAAAGAAAGCAGTCAAGTACGACATTGATGGTTTTGACGTGATCACAACAGCATTGCAAGAACTGGTAAATCAATTCCCAGAATTAAGAGAGGGAGACGAAATTGCATTTTCTACATTAGATGATGCAAGCGGAAAAGCAATGTTCCCAGTAAGTGGTGCAGTGATTGAATCAGAAAAAGAGAGTATCACAGGACACGTCACACAGGTTTGTTTGTATCCGTTTTGCGTGATATGTCGTGCAAGCGGTACAAAACCAAAGAGGAAAGCAGACATTAAGGAGTGGTTGGACAACCTTGGCAAATGGTTAGAAAAACAAACAATCACGATTAACAATAATACATATAAGCTAGAAGAATATCCGGTTCTGACAGGTAATCGAAAGTTTTTAACGATTGACAGACAGACACCTGCATATTTGGACAGCACAAACGAAAACAAGTCTGAGAATTGGGCAATCAACATTTCTGCCCGATACCAAAATGACTTTGATAGATAGATAACACATTAACTGGTCTGCATTATGGAGCAGATCACTAACCTTGAAAAGATAAAGGAGAATCAAAATGGCAGCAGTTACAACAGGTAAAATTGCACGTAAATATATGGCTCATTTCTTAGATTCTGGTTCACTTTGTGGCGGAACATCTGGTTATGAACGTCTGGGAAAAGATTTAGAAGAGTACAATGTCGAACTGAACCCAGATACAGAAACATCTAAAAATATCATCGGAGAATCAACATTTAAGCATAACGGATATGAAGTATCTTCTGAAGCTGACCCTTATTATGCAGAAGCTGACTCTGTATTATCACAGAAATTGCAGGAAATTGTTGATAATCGTTACACAGACGACAACTTAAAGACAAACGCCGTAGAAGTGCATATGTGGAAAGAAGCTACAAGTGGAGCTTATGAAGCATATCAGCAGGAATGTTATGTAACACCTACATCATACGGTGGGGATACATCTGGCTATCAGATTCCATTTACCGTCAATTATGTTGGAGAACGTACAAAAGGTACTTACAACGTTGAAACAGGTAAATTTACAGCAGCTACAAGTTCAGTAAATGCATCAAGCACAGGGAAATAGGGGTTAAACAATGGAAGAATTAAGAAGAAAAGTCAAAACTGGTGCCTTAAATGTGGTACTGACCAATGAAGATGATGCAGAGATTGGAAGATTTTCTTTCAATCCTGTTGATTTAAATATCATTAGAAGATATGAAGAGGTAGTTGCTAATCTTGAAAAGATGGAAGTACCAGAAGATGCAACAGAAAAAGACATTCTGGAATTATCCGACAGATTAGAAGAACAGATTGATTACTTACTCAACTCTAAAGCTTCTAAATCTGTATTCGCTATCTGTAATCCGCTGACGTTAACGGAAAGCGGAGATTTCTTTATTGAGAATATCATCGTTGAGATTGCGGACGTTATTGAGCAGGTAACAGATCAGAGAATCAAAAAGAAACAGGCGAAAATTAAAAGGGCAACGTCTAAGTATCACAAATAATGGAAGCTTGGGAGCTTCCAACATCCATAGTAGTAGGTGGCATAGATTATGAAATACGCACAGATTTTCGTGCAGTTCTGGACATTCTAAAAACATTTAATGACCCAGACTTTGAGAACGATGAAAAGTGGATTGTTTGCCTTACCATTTTATACGTTGATTTTGGAAATATGCCACCACAAGACTATGAAGAAGCTATTGAAAAAGCCATCGAATTTATTGACATGGGTATCAAGGACGATGGGAAGAAACAACCTCATGTGATGGATTGGGAGCAGGATGCACCAGTTATCATCCCATCTGTTAACCGTGTACTTGGAAAAGAAATACGAGCTATGCAGTATTTACATTGGTGGACTTTTTTAGGAGCTTACATGGAAATTGGAGAGTCTTTGTTTTCGCAGATTCTTAGTGTTCGCATGAAGAAAGCAAAAGGAAAGAAACTGGAAGATTGGGAAAGAGAGTTCTACAAAGAAAATAAAACGCTTATTGACCTAGATGTTAAATATTCCGAAGAGGAATTAGAAGAACAGAAACGTTTGAACGATTTACTGAATGGGAAAGGGGCGTGATTGAATGGCTACACAAAAAGCGGATGGAAGTATTTATATCAAAACAGAGATTGATACAACCGAAGCAAAAGCAAGTGTGAAAGAAATCGCATCCCTTTTAAAACGTTTATCCAATCAAGTAAAAACCATTGGGAAATCAATGGAAAAAGCCATGAGTGGCGGTATAAAAGCACCAGATACAAAAGGCATGGACGTTGTCGAAGAAAAAGCAAAGACCGTGGCTGAGGAACTGGAAAAGACCGCACAGGCAGAAAAGAAACTTGATAACATAGACATTAAGACGACTGCACTTGATACGTTAGATAAAGCAATAGAAACAATAGGACAGAAGCTTGCAGAGTTGGAAAAAGCACAGATGGATGTATTCAACAGAAATCAGAGTGCAACTTCTTCTCCTGCGTTTCAAGCAATGGAAAGTGCAGCGGCTAAACTAGATCAGCAATACGAAGAGCTTCTTGCAAAGAAAAAGCAGTTAGAAGCACCGACAGCGAGTACAGACAGTGGTCTACCTAAAAGTGCAAAGCTTACTGGTGGAACAGGCCTTGCAAGCGAAGAGAGTGCAAAAGCATTACAAAAATTAAATGCAGAAATCACAGGTACAGAAACGAGTGTTGAATCCTTAAACACCGATTTAGGACAAACAACACAATTGCAGGATGAAATCAGCAATTCAAATATCAAGACAACAGCATATCAGATTCTTGAAGATTCCTTGCAACGTCTTGATACACAGTTTGAGCAGGTAGCAACGGCACAGCAAGAAATCTTTGCAAGAAATCAGAATGCAACTTCTTCCCCTGCGTTTTTAGCGTTGGAGAGTGCTGCGGAAAAACTCGGCAGACAATATGACGAATTACTAGCGAAAAAAAAACAGCTAGACAGCGGAACAACAACTGCACAACCAACAGAGAAAGTACGTACTGCACCGATTACATGGAATTACGCAAAGACAGCATCAGAAGAAAGTGAGAAAGCCTTAAATGCATTAAATAAGGAAATATCTAAGACTGATGCAAAAGAAAAAGGACTTGTTAACACAAATGGTAGGCTTGGTTCATCATTTAAGAATGTCAGTCAGTCTGCGGACAGTGCTAAGACAAAGACAGGCGGTATTTCATCTATCTTTAGTAGGATGGGTGGAGTCGTATCTGGACTTGGAAAACGTCTTGGTGGACTGGCACAGAACTTCACAAGCACTACAAACAGTGCTAACAATGCAAGATTTTCAATCGGTCGAATGGTTGGAATGAGTATCTTATATTCTACTGTTTTTGGTATGATTTCTAAAGTAAATAGTGGAATCATGACAGGTATAAATAACCTTGCTCAATATTCGTCTGCTACTAATGCTTCGATATCTTCTATGATGTCGGCATTAACACAGCTACAGAACAGTTTAGCAACAGCATTTGCACCAATACTGTCTGTAGTAGCACCTATATTAACGGCATTTATAAATATGCTGTCAAGAGCGATTACTTATGTAGGTATGTTCATAGCAGCACTGACAGGACAGAAATCTTTTACAAAAGCAAAAGCTGTACAAGAAGATTATGCTGCATCGTTGCAAAAGACTTCTAAGAGTTCTAATAGTGCAGCGAAGTCTACAAAGAAAAACGCAAATGCAACAAAAAAAGCAAATAAAGAGATGCAGACATATCTTTCTGGTCTGGACGAAATCAGACAGTATCAGAAAGAAAAAGACAATACACCTAGTTCAAACTCAACGCCATCAACAGGTGGCGGAGGTGGTGGCGGATACACGGGACCATCCATTGGAGATATGTTTGAGAAAGTTCCTATTGAATCTTCTATTGCGGACATTGCTAAGAAGATTAAGAACCTCATAAAAAAAGAGGACTGGGAGGGACTTGGGACTTACATTGCATCTGGTATCAATAAAGGATTGCAAAAAATCTATGATGCCATCAATTGGGATAATGTAGGTCCGAAGATTACATATTTTGTGAACGCATTTACACGGACATTCAATAGTCTTGTTGATCACATAGACTGGGATTTAATGGGACGTACTGTGGGTGCAGGTATTAATACAATTGTCAACACACTGAATCTGTTGATAGAGGGAATCAATTGGAAAAATCTTGGTTCAAAAATTGCAACAGGTATCAACGGCTTATTCAATGAAGTGAATTGGAATAATGTAGGGCGGTTGTTTGCGAATAAAATAAATGTTCCGTTTCAAATGTTAGAGGGAGCTGTAAATACTCTTAACTGGGCAAAAATAGGAACGTCAATAGGTGGATTTTTGAATGGTGCGATCAACCAGATAGATGTTAAGTCTATTGGTACAAGCTTATCTGGATTAGCATTAGGAATATTAACAACATTAGATAATGCACTTACTACAACAAACTGGTCACAGCTTGGCACAAAATTAGCAACATTATTAACATCTATTGATTGGGTTGGAATATTTGTTAGTGCAATATCTGTTGCAGGAAAAGCAATCACGGCATTAACACAGCTTGGTGTGTCTTTTATGGATAACTTGGCAAAAGGTATTACAAATGGGACACAGCAGTTTATTAGTAAGGGATTATCAGCATTGACGAGTTTTACTGCAAACTTAAGAAGAAATGCAGGAAAATTAGTAGATTCTGGTCTAAATCTTATGTTGAATCTTGCAAAAGGTATTGCTAATTCGCTTCCAGACATAATCAAAAATGTTCCACAGATTGTTAGCAATATTGCAAATACAATCAATGACAATGCACCTAAAATATTGATGGCAGGCATACAACTTATTGGGATATTGATTAAAGGATTGATTCAAGCAATCCCTACTCTTATTGCGAGTATTCCACAAATTATAGTAGCTATGGTTAATGTATTTACAGCGTATAACTGGTTATCACTTGGTAAAAGTTTAATTACAGGTATTAAAAACGGTATTGTAGCTGCAAAAAGTACAGCAGTTGAAGCTATGACAAATACATATAATGGGTTGCTTAATGCGATAAAGAATTTACCATCTAAACTTAAAGGACTTGGAGAGAATGGACTTAAGGAGATGGGGAACGGAATTACTGGAAAATTATCCGGATTAAAAACAACGGCAGGGAAAATATTGACCAATATCATAGAAGCGGTTAAAAATCTTCCTAAAGAATTATCAAAAAAAGCTACATCTGCGATAAGAGATATGAAAACTACATTTAAAAATGTCGATTGGGGCAGTGTTGGAATGAATGTAGTAAAAGGTATTGCAAAAGGTGTTGGAGATTTTGCATGGATTTTGGTTGATAAAATGACAGGTCTTGCACAAAAGGCGTGGGAGGGTGTGAAAGATTTCTTTGGAATCCATTCTCCATCAAGACTTATGAGAGATACGGTAGGTAAGATGATTCCTGCCGGTATTACAGTAGGTTTGGAAAAAGCTTTTCCATATACACTCAAAACCCTTATGAATCAGTCTGAACAGTTGGCAAATGTACCGTTCAGAACACCAGAGATTGCTACAGGTAAGATAATACCTGCGAAAGCATCCGCAGTGATCGCACAAAAGCAGAACAGCACAAACAGTAACAATAATGACGTACTTAATTTACTTGAACAGCTATTATCTGTTACGAAGTCCTTAGAATCAGACAACAGCGGTAACAATGGTGGGGATTATCATTTCACAGCACAGATTAACCGCAGGACGTTGTTTGATGAATTTATCGAAGAAGCAAAACTAAGACAAATGAGTAATGGTAGAAATCCATTCAGCCTTGCGTAGAAAGGAGTAAAAAATGGCACAGGATTATATAAAAATCAATAATAAAAAAGTCTGGCAACCAGATTCAGACACAGCCGTAGCTTTTGAAACTACCTATACGCAAGGTAGCACGAGGGCACAGTCTGGTAAAGGAAAGTTTACCCCGATGTTCACAGTAGAGCGATTTACATACAGTGCATCGGATGTGCCAATGTCTAAGGTTACGGAAATATTAGAAATGGTGGCACGTGGCAAATCTTTTGATTTACATTATTTTTCTGTATTTTACGGAGAGTGGAGAACAGCAAAGTTTTATGTCGGACAGGTATCGGACATTAAGATAAAAACACTTAAAAATAACCATGAAAAAGTATCAAGTATATCTTTCAATATGCAGGGGGTTAACCCGATATGATAAATGTAAGTAATGAATTTAAACAGCTAATGACAGAACGACAAGATTTTAAATGCAATGCAGAAGTAACGCTTGCGAATGGAACTGTACTGCCATTAGGAGAAGATGATTTTTCAATAGATAATAATAGTCTGGTCGATGCGGCAGGTGCTAACACCATTCCTTTAGGTGTTGCACTCAGCCGTAATGTACAGTTAGAAATCATGAATGACGATGATCACTTATCCAATTATGACTTCTTCGGAGCAAAAATCAGACTGTATATAACATTTGAATTATCAGAGACAACAGAAAAAATTGAATACGGTACATTTACTGTCACTCAACCAGAAACCTATGGAAGTGTTGTAACAATTGTTGGATACGATGATATGTATAAAGCAGATAAGGCATACAGCACAGCATTGACGTTTCCTGCGACAGCAAAGAGTGTATTGATAGATAGTTGTGATACCTGTGGTATCTTGATTGGAGACAGTAACTTTTTACATAACGATTTCCAAATACCAACCATGCCATCTAGCGAGTACACGCACCGACAGATTATAGGATTTATTGCAATGATTTCCTGCGGAAATGCAAGAATTGACCGCACAGGGCGATTACAGATAATGACCTATGATTTTGATTATGATAATGAGAATATTCATAAATTGGTTGATTACAATAATCTGACAAGTGATACGAACGATGTGCAGGTAACAGGCGTGCGAATGACACAAAAGGTTACTACAACCGATGATGATGGTAATACAAGTGACACAGAAAAAACGGTACAAGTTGGTAAAGATGGTTATGTTTTATCTGTAGAGAACCCACTTGTAACAGGGCATGAAGAGACACTTATTTCGTGGATTTATGAAAAGTTTGAAAATGTGACTTTTAGAGCTTTTACGATGGACTATATATCTTATCCAATAGCAGAGTTTATGGATAAGATTAAAGTTACAGATTGGAGAGAAAATAGCTTCTATTCTGTATTAACAGATGTAAACTTTGTATTCTTCGGATATACAACATTAAAGAATAGTGCAGAATCTCCATTGCGTAACCAGAGCAACTACACATCAAGTAATCAAAAAGCGATCATACAAGGGAAACAGTTAGTTGAGCAGGAAAGAAATAACCGTCAAAATGCTTTAGATAAGATGCAAGGAGCATTAAAAAATAGTAACGGAATGTATTCAACACAGGAAGTGCTATTGGATGGTTCAACTATATATTATCTCCATGATAAACAGACAATGAAAGAATCAAAGAATGTTATCAAATTGACAGCAGAGGTTATTGGATTTTCTATTGATGGAGGTAAGACATATCCTTATGGATTCACGATCACTGGGGAAATGGTAGCAAGATTGCTTTATGCAGAGGGAATCAATGCAGATTATATCAACACTGGTGCATTAACAGTCAAAGATAAATCTGAAAATATTATCTTCTATGCAGATATGGAGACTGGTACTGTAAAGATTTCTGGAGATAACGTCACGATTGGTGGCAAAACAGCACCAGAAGCAATTAGTGATGCAGTAAAAGAATCTAAAAATTATGCAGATGGTAAAGTATCAGACTTTGCAGAAACAGTTACAAAAAGTGTGTCGGATTTGCAGAATCAAATAGACGGACAGATTGAGACATTCTACTACGATTACGAGCCAAATCTTAAAAATATCCCTGCTTCTGACTGGGCAACAGAAGATGATAAAAAGAAGCATGAGGGAGACTTGTTTTACTGGAAATCAAAAGGATATGCCTACAGATTCTTCAAAGATGGCGACACATTTAAGTGGCAGTTAGTACAAGATACGGACGTTACAAAGGCATTGCAGACAGCATCTTTTGCACAGTCTACGGCAAACAGTAAATGCCGTGTATTTCTGACACAGCCTACACCACCTTATGACACAGGAGATATGTGGAATCAAGGTCAAAACGGAGACATTCTTACATGCGTTGTAGCAAGAGCGGACGGTGCAAGCTATGTGGAAACCGACTGGCAGAAGCTTAACAAGTACACGGACGATGAGACAGCCAATAAGGCACTGGAAGAAGCCAGAAAATCTCGTGCAATGATTATCAATCTGGACAACGATTATCAAGCAATCACGACAGATTATAAGGGAGAATATACATCATTTCCAGAGTGTCACACGACAGCACAGGTATTATACGGTCATACCGACATATCCAACGATTGTAGTTACAGTGTGCAGAAGTCAAGCGGTGTCGTAGGTTCTTGGAATAATTCAACTCATACCTACACTGTGACAGCATTAACAACAGATGTTGGATGGGTGGATATTACAGCAAATTATCTTAATACTTATTCAGTTACGAAAAGATTTGACATTGCTAAATTAAAATGCGGTATCCCTGGAGAGACAGGTGCAAAAGGAGATAAGGGAGAAACTGGAGCAAGCGGTAGAAGTATCACAAGTTCTGAAACGACTTATCAAGCATCCAACAGCGGAACGGTAGCACCAACAGGAACATGGAGCAAAACACCGCCAAACGTTGCAGAAAATCAATATCTGTGGACGAGGACCATATATACTTACTCTGATAAAACCACAAGCACAACATATTCCATCGGTAAGATGGGAGCTAAAGGAGAACAGGGTGCAAAGGGAGAAACTGGTGCTACTGGACCGCAAGGGGAAAAGGGTGCCGCTGGACCTCAAGGGCCACAGGGCGAACAGGGAATCCAAGGTCCGCAAGGAGAAAAGGGCGAAAAAGGCGACCAAGGACCACAGGGTCTACAAGGTATTCAAGGTCCAAAAGGAGAACAAGGAATCCAAGGACCTAAGGGTGCTAGTGGAGATACAACATATTTTCACATTAAGTATAGTTCTGTGGCAAAACCCACAACAGCTTCTCAAATGACTGAAACCCCATCTACCTATATTGGAACATACGTGGACTTTACAGAAGCCGACTCAAGCGACCCATCTAAATATACATGGGCAAGATTCCAAGGATTGCAGGGAGAAAAAGGTACACAGGGTATCGCAGGTACTAACGGTATTGATGGAAAAACATCTTATCTTCACATCAAATACTCAAATGACGGTGGAAAAACCTTTACTTCCAATTCTGGCGAAACGGTAGGAGATTACATTGGTACTTGCACAGATTACAACCTAAACGATCCAACGACAGTAGCTTCTTATACTTGGGCGAAGATTAAAGGCGAACAGGGTATTCAAGGAGCTAAAGGGGATAAAGGAGAACAGGGTGTTGCAGGTAAAGACGGAACTGACGGTAAAAATGCAACGTATATTACTGTATCTGGTACTAATTATGATACGGTTCAAGGAATTAGTAAAAATGCATCATATGTTCTTATAAATGGAATTAAATATGATTTTATGCCAACTAGAGGACATACATTAGTAGTTATCAATCCATCCAGTGGTGCTATAGAAAGTATAAAAAGTTATGATACATATACGACAGCAAGTGCATTAGACAGCCCATTGAGTGCAGTAGCATCTGGAAAAATAATATGTTTGTTTACTGCGGATGCAAGCGGATTAACCCGAACCGCCAGAAACACATTAATAGAATGTGGTTCTGCAATGACCGACACTTGGGGAAGTTCTCGTGTTACTCATCTTTTTATCGGTATGAAAGGATTAGAAAAGGGCAATGCATATGAAATTATTGCAAAAGGAAGTGATGCTACAAAAAGTATTACCGCATATTATACTGCATCTGGAATAGTTCTTAATGGACAAGTTGGAGCGACTGGACCGCAGGGAGCTAAAGGAAATGACGGTGTATCTCCGACAGTATCAATTTCAAAAAGCGGTACAGTAACAACCATCACAATTACAGATAAAAATGGAACACATACACAGACTGTCAATGACGGAACGAATGGAACGGCAGGTAAGGCAGGTGCGGACGGTAAAACACCATATTTCCATGTTAAGTATAGTAACGATGGCGGTAAGACGTTCACTTCTAATTCGGGAGAGGACGTTGGAACATATATCGGAACTTGCACCGACTATAACCAAGCAGACCCTACAACGGTTGGCTCTTACACTTGGGCAAGAATCAAGGGAGAGACAGGGGCAACAGGACCACAGGGAGAAAAAGGGAATACGGGAGCAACTGGTCCGCAAGGAAGTGCAGGAAGAACGTACTTCATGGAAACATCGTCAAGTATCGTGAAAATGTCTGCGGACAACACGATTGTGCCGAACTACATTACATTATCTGGTTACTACCGTGACGGTACAGCAACAGCACGTACAGCTTATAAGTGTCGATTCAAGATTGAGGAAACAACGGACGGAGATACATACACGACCGTTTATACTTCATCCTCAGATGAAACTGACATTACCCATGCACTGTACTCTGTGCTAGCAAGTGGTTCAAGCGGTGTTACTGCAAGCGGTTCAAGTGGTATCGGTATCTCAAGAAATCTTACAGCGTTAAGGTGTACGATGTATGCCGCAGGTGGATTTTCACAGGTGTTGGATATTGAGACAATTCCAGTAGCCATTGACGTAGATGCACTGACTCACGAAGATATATTCAATCTGCTGACCAACGACGGAGCATGGCAAGGTATTTATCGTGGGTCTGACGGTAAGTTGTATATCAACTTTACTTATGCTAGAGGTGGAACATTAAATCTTGGTGGAAAAGCAAACACGTACGGTAATGGACAAATGCACGTTTATGATGCAAATGACAATGAAATTGTTGACATAAACACGAAAGGGATAGTCGTAACGCATTATATATCAGGCATGGGAGAAAAGCCAATATCATATGTGTGTATAACACCAGACGTGTTCGGTGGTATATATTTATCTGAAAACAAGGATGGAACTGGTGCATGTGCGATTTTGTCCCCAGATGAGATTGTATTAAAAAATAACAGCAGTGGACCAATTACAGTACAAACAGACATAACAATGCATATGACGGATGAATCACTTTATCTTGGGTCGGTAAGTAATTATAAATTTCATTTTGGAAAAGAGAAATCAAGTTTTTATCAGCCAGTTACTATTGGCGGAAGTTTGTCTGTTGCAGGAACAAAAAACAGAATCATAGATACAGAAAATTACGATACAAGAAAGCAGTATTGTTATGAAACAGCAACCCCATATTTTGGGGATATAGGTTCTGGATGTACTGATAATACAGGAAAATGTTACATAGACATTAACGATATATTTTCAGAGACAGTAAACACAGGTGTTGAGTACCAAGTATTCTTGCAGAAAGAGGGGCAAGGCGATATATGGGTAGAAGAAAAGACCGATAGTTACTTTGTCGTTCGAGGCACTGAAAACCTTAAATTTTCGTGGGAAATCAAAGCAATTCAGAAAGATTACGAATTTGAACGACTTGAAAAATTCGATAACTCAGAAAAAGAAGAAGTGATTGACTATGAGAAAGAATATATGGAAGAAATCAACGATTTGATTAAAGAACAGGAGGAAATGTTAAATGAAACAGTTGAGTAGCTTTATGGTATTAAATATTGACGGTGGAGACAGAGTATCATACACATACAATGAGATTGACGATAACACAGGAGAACCATTGTCACAGAATAAAAAAGAAAATTTCTGGGTAGTAGATAAAGAACTTAAAAAGCACATTGATGCTATCAGAAGCTACGTCAGAGAAAACAAGTTGAATTAAGGAGTGATGTTATGGCAATCAATATACCTTTAGTACATATATCGGATTTAACAGAGAAAAAGACAATATCAGATGATGATTACATGCTTACTGGTGGGAGTACCGCCAGTAAGGTTAAGTGGTCAACGATCGTGTCTCTGATAAAAACTAAATTAGGGATTGGAAATATAGAAGATAGTATAAGTAAAATACAATCAGATATTTCTACGTTAAATAGTGATTTAACAAATAGATCAAGGAACATTGTGCTAAAAACAAGTGGTTCTGGTAATGATTTCTATATATCAATAGAAAACTATACTACAGTTCAAAAAACATGTGATAAGTTTGCTTTGCTTCTTTATGGAAACGGGAATGGAAGTCCAATATGCTCTCTAATTACAGTAAATGTAAGTGGTTCAAACGTTCAAATTGACGGCGTATCAAACATTATATCTAGTAACGTGTATTGCCGTGCAAGCGGTACGTCTATACAAATTTGTAATCTCCAACAATGGGGATATTATACGGTAATTGCTCCACCTAGAGTATATATAGACCAAGGTGGAATCGTATTTGATAATTAACTTACCTTGCATAAACATCATAAGTAACTGTACCTGTTGGAGACACTACTTGCCAATTTGAAGCAAAGTAAACAACATTTCCATCGTTGCATGCCATAAAGCTTGCGTGATAAGTGTTGTCATACCAGTAACCATCAGATATACGCTTTGTTTCTGTTAAATTTGGAAACATGAACGTAAATTGCGGACTTATTGCATTAGAATAATTAATCGTTGCAACAAGAATTGCCATTTTATATTCGCTTGGAATTGTATATTTTGTAGAACTTGGAATATTTGATGCAATCTTTTTATACGTTAAATCACTATTTAATTTATATTACCACCCCATGATGAAACGATGCCGACAACCCTTGTTCCATCAACGTAAAAACCTAAAATTCCACCATTTTCCCACTTGACTGTTAGGGTGCCAATATTGGTTAAGGAAAGTTTGTCATTTGCGTTGTCGGCTGTCTTTTTGGTAGTGGTTAAATCACTATTTAACACCAAGACATTTAATATATTTAACTCCATGATCCGCAGATAATCTTACAGAAGTAGAAACATCATTTATGTATGTAAAATATACTATAGATATTATGTCATCGTTTGAACCGTGAGCTACATAAATGTAGACTTTTTTTATTTGGGAAAATAAAACTCTTGGAATGGTTACAACGCCACGAATATCTGTGTCAGATGTTCCAAATGCAAATGTGATAAATTTGTAATCGCTTAGCTTTCTATCACCATAATGATTAATTGTTTGATTGGCAGTAGTAGCAGTAGTTCCAACTATAATAGTGTCAAAATCACTATTTAACGTATAAATAAAAAACACCCTGCACAAAGCAGAGTGTAAATAAATTACGAATGGAGATTAAAGACTAAATAATCTCCGACTACATATTAACATAAAACCTCAACAAACGAAAGGAGAGACTATGAATCTCAAATTAAGATTAAAAAATAAGGCAACATTAGTAGCATTGGCTTCTGCCTTAATTGCATTTATCTATCAGATTTTAGGTATCTTAGGTATCACAGCACCGATTGCACAGGATGCAGTATCACAGCTTGTAGGTATCATCCTTAATATCTTAGTAGCTGTTGGTGTATTGGTGGACCCAACAACAAGCGGTATTGGAGACAGCGAGCTTGCAAAGAATAAGACAGATATTGCAGAGGTAATCGAGTACAAAAAGGAGAACTAAT